GAATTGGTAGGAATTATGGTTATTATTTTGAAGGCAATATTGATGAAGTTGCTGTTTGGGACAAAGCCTTATCTGCAACTGAAGTAGCAGCTATCTACAATCATAAGATTGGTTCAAGCACAACTTTAGACTTGTCTTATGATACTGTAGACTATAAATCATCAGATAATTTAGTTGCTTATTGGAGAATGGGTGATGGCGATACATATCCAACTATTACAGACAACTCAACTAACAGTAATAATGGTACTATGACTAATATGGCATCAGACGACATATCTACTGAAATCCCTAAACAGATTACAAACCTACAGACAGTACCTAACACCTATAGTTTAGATTTTGATGGTACTGATGATTATGTGAGTTTAGGAAGCACTATGTCTTTGACATCTACTGCTTCTACATTTTCATTTTGGTTAAAAAGAGATACTTCAACATCAAAACTGTTTAAACATAGTAGTGGGAATAATAATTTTATTACAATATTGAGTTCAAGTATTTTGTATAGGGCTAATGGAACTTATACAACATACAGTATATCAGTTCCGACTTCTACTTGGACTCATATAGTGATAACACGAGATGGAGGAAGTGGAAAAATCTATATGGATGGAAGTCTTGAAGATACACAAACAACCTCTGAAACTTATATTTTTGATGAAATTGGTCGAGGTATACACGCTAATGAGTATCAAGGCAATATTGATGAAGTTGCTATATGGGATACTGCATTAAATGGCGATGCTATAAAGGCAATATATAATGGTGGCAATCCTATAGATTTAACAATTGATAATGGGGCTTATGATGAATATACTGACAATCTTCAAGGCTATTGGAGAATGGGAGATGGAGATACATACCCAACCATTACAGATAATTCAACTAATTCAAACGATGGAACAATGACCAATATGGCATCAGGAGATATAGAGGAGAATACACCTTGAGTTATTCAAATAGGAAATGGGTAATAATAACCCTTGCTGATTATACAGATGAGCAATTAGAAGATTTAGTAGCAAAAGCCATTCAGACAAGTGTAAGTACACTTAGAAAGTCTGTAGATGGTACAAAAGCGATTTTAAAGTGGGATGGCGATACTCCTGAAGTGTTTGATGGTATGACTGCATACTCCCATAGTGAAATATGCACAACACTTTCCACCTCAGAGTGGACAGAGGAGGAAGTATAATGGCAGATTCATTAAAAACGTCAGTAATAGGGCTCACAGGAGCTACAGTAACAGGACTTGGTGTATTGCCCGATATAATTTCAGTTGGAGTTGGTATAGTAACGTTTGTATATTTACTTATCAAAATAGATAATGAACTGGAACTTAGAAAGAAAAACAAGGAGTAACTATGGCTGGAATAGTAGCTTGGTTAACAAAGACTTTACTATCCGAGAAGATGCTTAAGCTTGTCTTATGCGCTATCGGTGATTATCTCGTAGCCTCATCTAAAAATAAGTTAGATGACAAGATATGGGGTAAAGTAAAAAAAGTCTTAAAAGTTGGATAATAGAGTAGCATCTATAGTAGAGCTTGTTGGAGTACTCAGTAATCCTGGGCGAGTACTCGAAGCTTTAGGGCTGGTAAGTGATGATGTATACAAACACTGTCCACGAGAATGTTCAAATTGTGGAAATCAAGGTTTTGAAACACTAGAATTACTTGGTGTATCTAAAAGGCCTTTATTTTATGAGTGTATTGAATGTGGAGCACTTTACCTAAGGTATAACAGAGAATGGGTCGAAAGTCGGTTTAGCAACTTAGATGGCATCTGGACCAATCCAAGTGATTGGGAAGAGCCAGACCCAGATTCTTATAACTAGGAGATTAATGAAGAACGATAAGGGCGTAACAAAACGCTTTATCGTAACGCCAGATAAACATGCGCCTTTCCAAGATAGAAAGGCTATATCTGTGCTAAAGCAAGCGATAGAGATAATAGAGCCCGATGGTTATATTGACCTCGGGGATTTTGGTGAATGGGGCAGTGTGTCTCATTGGCAATGGAAAAGAAAAAAGAAACCGCCTCTTGAATACATCATTCCACGTGTGGATGCAGATGTAGAGGCTGGGATAGAGCTTCTTGACACTATAGATGAAAGCCTTGATAAAGCTAATGTAAAAGTTAAATACATGCTTCAAGGTAACCATGATGAATGGCTTGATATGTTTGTTGATGAACATCCATACTTGCCTCAATATAAATTTGACAAAGCCTTAGATTTAAAAGGTAGAGGCTATAAGTACCATGAAGCAGGTGAATACCTGAAGATAGGAAAGTTAAATTACTATCATGGACACCATTTTGGAGGGCAATATCATACGGCTAACCATTTACGAAAGCTTGGTGCATCAGTTATGTATGGCCATTGGCATGGAATACAGATGATGGCCACCACAAGTCTTGACGGGCCTTTAGAGGCCTGGAGTATAGGTTGCTTAAAGGATATGTCCAAAGAAAAGAATAAGTGGCTCAAAGGCCGCCCAATAGACTGGGCACATGCTTTCGCTATAGTAGACTATTTCAAAGGCGGTAAGTTTACGGTTAACTTAGTGCGAATAGTAGATGGGAAAGCATCACTTTGGGGTCAGGAACTGAAAGGCTAATATTAGATGGATTACTGGGAATACTCTTTATTTTGCTCCCCAAGCTGGGGGAACACCTCGATAGACATCCAATGGGGCAGTACAGTTGCCCTATGTCCTGCGCTGTGGAGCACGAGCATATAATGGGGGACAATGGACATAATACAGATAATAGAAACACTGGGGATACCAGTTGCAGTTGCTGTCGGACTAGGGTGGGGCTGCATGTATCTGATAAAGTTCATAACGAAGGATGTGACGAAGGATTTGAACAGTCTACATCAGATTGTTGTAAAGCTCATAGACACAAACAGAATAGCTAAAGATGAAATAAAGAAAACCATGGCTTCTGTTAACACAATGAAAGACTTATTTGTTAAGTTGATGAAAAAGGATAAGAAAAATGGCTAAAACTCTTACAAATATATTATCACAATTTGCTCCTGGAGGTAAAATGTGGGATACTCCAAATTATCGCAGCCGAAAGGAAGCAGGTAGAATGACTGAAATGGATAAATATTTAGGAGAAGGCTCTCAGGGTTTGATTCCTGATGCATGGCAAGGAGATTCCTTGCTTGGTGGGCCTACATGGTTTACTCTTGGAGGCGGAGATGAGTTTTATGGCTTAACTCCTGAAGAAGAAGCTGGTATGGGAAATGCGATGTCTCCTGATGAAGTTGAGATATTAAGAGCTGCTTATAGTAACAGCACTCCCAAGAAAGAAAATACTATCACACCTAGAGAGTTTGCTAAAGTGTTTGACCCTACATCTACTGAAGATGTTAAAAAGATGCAGGGAATGCTTGGTGTAAAAACAGATGGCATCCTTGGACCCAAGACATTTAAGAAACTAAGAGAATTGCAAGGTGTTCCAGTTGGAGAACCAGCTGAAGAAGTAATGAGCACAGGAGAATTACGGGCTAGATTTCCAAAACACTCTTCTGTTATACCACTAGAAACAAACAGTGAGTATATAGATAGACATACTCCATTAGAAGATTTGCCTGAGCTTAGTGACGAAGAGTTATATGGTGAAGACGAAGAAGCTGATATACTTAATCAAGCATGGCTTAAAAGTGCTCAGATGAAAAGGGATAGACGAAATGCCCATGTAGATGATGTCTATGAGCCTTTTGAGAATGAGCAAATGGATATGTATGATGTAGATGGTCGTTTAATACAAGGCCAGGGTGTAGCTAAGGGATATGGAGAACAGTCTCCTTATACTAATACAGATATATTTGATAGGTCTATAAGAAATATGATGGGAGACCCTGGGACTCTTTATAGCGCAGATTTAAGTGCTCCTGGAGGAATGGCTTTTCAAGGAGTATCTCCATACGATGAAAGATTTATGGCTTCTGAAAGCGAATCTCGGGATAGACTAGCTCAGTTGATTAAACAAGCATTAAATGTTGCTGGAAGATAATGCCTAAAAAAACTTATAAATTATTAAGATTTGATGGTGGTATAAGCAATAACTCTGACAAGAGAGATATTGCAGATAATGAATTTGCTGAATTACAAAATCTTTCTATTGATGAGATGGGTGTAATTAGAGTGCTTGGTGATATGAAGGACGAATATAAAAGCATAACTGGAGCTATACATGGTAATGGAACTGGGTTTTATGCTATAAGTACAGACCATTCAGGGCTTGTTTCGGGTTCAATTGACGCTGGGCAAGTATATTATCTTGTTGAAAATGGCAATCAACTTCAAGTAAAGGGAGATGATGGTGAGTCTGGGACTATAGCTGTTACTGCACAGAATATTATTGCATATTATGTTGATGGAGCTCTTAGGTTAGCTGAAGCAGATTTAACATCTGGGAATACTATTCCTAAGTGGAAGGGATATATACCAAGCAAAACATATGGACCTTCTGGTACAGATGCTGATGCTTCTATATCTGAGCAATGGGCTTTAGAGGACGCAGAGGTCGCTGGAGCATTTCCTACATTCGAACCAAGTGCTGGAGACTTCCAGAACGTAACATTTTGCCAAAATGCTATTGTTGTAAATGAACAAGATAATGAAGATGAAACAGATGGAGCTAATGCTTACAGTTTAGCTCATCAAGCTGCAGCAATAGCTGGATGGGCAGATGGAACTGTTGCTAAAGCTGCTAATTCAGGTATGAGATGGGGAGTAGCATTAGAGTTTGATGAAAATGAGTCTGGAACTGGTTCATGGATGCCATCAGCAAATACAAGATATAAATTTTATATTACAACTATGTATGATGACCATACGCAAGAAAGTTTGCCACAATTAATGCAAATGTTTCCATCTTCATTATTTTATGACACTAGTGGCGAAGCAGAAGATAGAAAGTATGATGGCAAAGCTATTCAGGCAGAAATGGGATTTACTAATGGGGATACATTTGGGAGTGGAAGTGATATTGAGTATGCTGAAATGTGCGCTGTATGGTTTGCTCCTGTAATCAAACTAAATTATTGGGATGGGACAGGTTACACTTTTGGGTCTACTGATGTACTTGAAACTGGAGCTAATGGAAACCCTCGAATAAGTGGAGTAAAGATATATTGGTCTTCTAATGAAGATGGATTTTCTTCTTTATGGCAAATGTTTGATGTTAAGTTTGATGAAGGTATAAAAGCTATAGGAGTTGATGGAGCTGGAGGAGGAACGGGTGGCTATGCTCCAATGATAGAAGCTGGTGGTTATAATGGCTTTACAGTTGATTTGCCTGTAAGCAATAAATGGACCAACCCCCCAAGATATATACAATATAGTGCTACTAATGGTCATTCTCATACAGATACTATTAAAATAGATGCATTTAAAACTGCTGTAGTCGCAAATAGAAGAGTCTATATAGGGAATGTAAAGCAAGATGGCGTAATACATGGGGACAGAATGTTAAAGTCTCCTGTTAATCAGTTTGACAAGTTTCCTTCAGTTAACAACATTGATGTGGCAATTCATGATGGCGATGAAATAACAGCTCTAGTAGAGTATGCAGATAGAATACTGCAATTTAAAAAGAATGCTTGCTATATTATTAATGTTTCTGGGAATACAGAATTTTTAGAATCAGAGCATAAATTCAAAGGGGCTGCTAATCAAGGAGCTATATGTAAAACTGATTATGGTATTG